GGCTGACCACGGAGGGCAGGCAGGCATATCTTGGTGGGTCCTTTTTTAAGTAGAAGATATGGTGAAAGTTTTATACATTACAGTAATGTTTATTATATATCCACATACATTAGGAGCATAATATGTCCGGAAATCTACTCACTATCAAACAGGTCGCAGACCAGCTATCTGTGTCAGTAATCCAAGTGCGAAGACTCATTAAAGACAAAGTGTTGCCAGCATATCGTTTGGGGTATAGATCCTACCGCATAGATTCTAAAGATCTAGCTGACTTTAAAACCAAAAAGAGAACAGTCAATAGTATATGAGAAAAATATTTAATGGTGTTCATTATCCTTATACAAAATTAAGTAAACATGGTTGTAAGGTTTGTGGTAAAAAGATTAAAGCAAGGTTGATTCTCATTAAAGAAACTATTCCAAGGTATTGTTACAGGCATTTCATAAAAACCAGGGGAGGCATTGGTTGATACAGACTAGGCAGACTAGACAAGAAGCGGCTCACATAAAGATTATGAAATTTGATATCCGGGACCAGCTTGTTGTTGATAATATCACGAAGGTTAAATGGACAGAAAAAAGAAAACTACATAAAGCATTGAGAACTTGGTGGGATGAGCACAACTTGTCTAGCTGTGCCTATGCTTTGGCTGCACCCCAAATCGGGATCCCCAAAACAGTGTTTTATGTGAATAATGAATCGGTTAGTATCACTAACCAGACGTTTACCAATCCCAGTATTAAATTAATAGGCGATATGTATTTATTTAAAGGAGAAGGTTGTCTGTCTTTTCCAGGCACTTATAAAAACAAATGGCGGTCCACTGAAGTGTTGATACAATGTGATGAATTTAAGGATTCTCAATTATTCACCGGAAAAGCTGCGGTGATTATGCAGCATGAGATGGATCATTTGCGGGGAATAACAATTAACCAGGCTACAACAATAGTAAATAATTTCAATAGGCCTGGGAGAAATGATGCATGTTATTGTGGGAGTGGATTAAAATATAAACGATGTTGCTTAATAAAAAAGGAGATAGTATGACAACAATAATGACAAAATCAGGTAATAACGAGATAAAGAGAGGAACTAGTATCCAAGATGCGTTGGATCTTCTTGTATCCCAGGGCTATCAAATAGCACAGCCGGTCCCGGAATTGGATACGAGTCCGACTCTAATCCAGCCTACCATGGAAATAACCCATAAGGATCTATCCAATGGGCGTTGGTATCACAATGTTGGAGATATTAATTTACTTAACTGGCGGCCTAGTGTTACAACCCAGTTAAGTGTCTTGGATAAAGGACCTGGGTTTAATCTCTGGAATAGGAATCTTGGCCACATGGCACCAAGGCATAGAGATGCAGCTGCGACAAGGGGATCTCATGTACACTATTGGATGCATGCTCTAGTTGCGGGATCCACAGTAAATACAAATATGATCCTCAATCATATTATCCAGACCAATGATGAATCCTGGCGGTACTTTTACGATAAAGAAGAACAGTTCGCTCATTCAATCAGGCGATACCTGGCTTCATTTTGTGCATTCTGGAAAGATAAAAAACCCACACCGGTGGCAGTAGAATATCCAATATATTCACCTGAACTACCCTTTGCTGGTAGATTGGATATGCTGCTGAAATTCAAGAAGGCTAAAAATTCAAAGAAGGAAAGCCTTATCCTGGTAGATCTAAAAACTGGAGCACCTTACCCAACCCATGCTTATCAGAATTCGGCTTATAAACTTGGCTGGGAGACAGAACATCCGGAGTTACCCATTGATTACATTGCGGGACTGTATGTTAAGGATAGTTACCGGGGTGATCCCACCTACACATTAACGTATCAGACATACAATTATGATGCGTTTTTGTCTGCTAGTCATTTGTGGCATGAGAAAAGCAAGACCAAATCTGGAAATGTACTTCCAACCATAAAGAAGGAACCACCGAAAGAATTCAATCTCTATCATAAACAAACAACAAAGGAGTAATTAACCATGGCATTCGAACACAAGCTGAACACCGGTACCATATTCAAGAATGAAGAATATGACCCTAATGGAAGCGATGATGATTCAAATAACTACTGGGGAAATATGACCTGTAATGTTGCGGGAAAGATCTGGCGGGCCAGGCTATATCCAAAGGCACCCAAGGATCCGTCAAAGCCGAAGTACATGCGGGCATCATTTTACGAACCAAAACCAGCACAATCCCAGCAGCAACCGGCTGACGATCTGCCGTTTTAATAAGGGTATTTAGCCAGGGTAGGCTTTCTAGTTGTCTTGTCTCCCCATGCTCCCACATGGCATAAGTTTGCCCTGGCTCCCCTTTCACGTACCTCGGATATGAAACACAAACCATTCAATGCGGGTAACCATGCTGCTAATGATGCAGCCGGTAAGGATGTTGTTCTAAATTACCTACGTGCTCATGGTGTAGCAGCAATCGAAAACCCTGATAAATATGGTGTAGATATTATGGCACCAAGGTATGAGGTAGAACGTAGGACCATACATTCCGAAAACTGGCCATATGATACAGTGCATGTGCCAGAACGCAAAACAAAGTTTTTAACAAAAGATATTTATTATGTGGTGGTGATCCATCATATCGTATCTTCGGAATATTCCGTCAAATCTTCGGAGTGGGATACTTTAATGGTTTGTGATTCACCTACAATTCTAAAGTGTGGCTTAATTGAAGTTCCAAACAATTCTATGCCAGAAGGAGAATATTTCTATGATGTACCAATAAAATTTTGGACTATTTTACCTAATAAGGAACACAATGCCAGCATGGAGTAATACAGTAAAGGTTAATGATATACATAGGCGAGGTTATATGTTTAAGGATGCGAAAAGAATTAACGAAGACGTTATAGATCTAATTAAAAAGAGATTAGCTGCAGGTGCTGAAAAGTATGGAGAAGAGATACTGGTTGATGATAAGCGGGATATGATCCAGGAGACTTTAGAGGAATTACTTGATTCATGTGTTTATCTTGCATGTAAGATAATTCAATTACAACGTAAGGAGAAAAAGGATGATACTAGAAGTTAAAAAGTTCCCAGAGAGCAAAGCTGTGGCCTGGGATTCAGAATGGTTTCCAATCGCAGCAGCCGATGCAGAAAAGGATCCCATAGGTAGCCATGCTATGGCAAGGATCCTGCACTCTAGAAGGGTGGGAACATCTGTGAAGAAAAAGAAGGATGCAAAGGATGTGTAAGAGTGACTCTATCAGACATAACGAATTATATAGAGTAATTTATGTTTGGTTTAAGTTGTGTGAAGAGTTTTGTATAATATCCAGTTTAGCTTATGGGTCATTGCTTGGATGTATTAGACATGATGGGATCATTCCCTGGGATGAAGATGCGGATGTTTGCATTTTTCCGCAGGATTATGTAACTGTTAATTCGCCAGGATTTATTAGAGCATTAAATAGATGGGGTTATAATTTGGTAAAATCTGGTAAGCCAAAAAATATACCTGATCAATTTTGTTTACGCATTTATAGAGAAAAGAATATATCGGACCTCATTCCTAAACCTAGATCATCCCCAGGGGTAAACCAATTAAAGGCTTTGGGTGAAGGATATTTGGATGTTTTTATTTTTCGTGGATTTAGAGATGGTGATGATGAGTTATATTACCGTCCAGTGGGTTTTAAAAAATATTGTGAAGAAAAAGATAAAATTTCTTATAATGAAATTTATCCATTGAAAACTAGAAACTTTGGTGGTTATACTGTTAACATATTTAATAAAAGCGAAGATTATTTAAAAAGATTATATGGTCAATATTGTTTAAAGGAAGCCATGGAGCATAGCTACAATAATTTAGGAAAAATACACCTGAAAAAGGTGTCCTCTGCTTTTTTAAATACTCATGTACCTTCTGTTATTGATGTGAATTATTGGTGTGGACTTTATAGGCAAAGTTTATTTGCGGATTATGTTGTCGAATATATTCAGTCTATGGGTAATGCACTGCCACAAAAACTAGATCTCTTGGATCTAGGATGTGGCGATAATAGAGATGATTATTATTTTATCAGGCAGGGATTAAATGTTACTGCTGTGGATAGTGCGGTAAGTGAATGTTCAGGTGATCTGTTAAAAAAGGGTGCTTCTCTTGATGTTATTAAATCAGATATTATATATTTCATCAATAAGAGCATAGGCCGCTATCATATTATCTATTGTAGGTTTGTTTTACATGGGTTAACGGAACTGGATGAAACCTTATTGATGCAGAAATTATATCGCTATAGCAGCCCAGGTACTTATTTGTTTTTTGAGTTTCGTACACCAAAAGATGAATTGTATGGGAAGGGTATTCAATTATCAGAAAATGAATTTATATATAATAATCATTATAGACGTTTTATTGATCTTGATAAACTTGCTGCAAAAGTTACGGATATTGGATTTAATATTAATTATCAAGAGCAATCTAATCAATTTGCAAGATATGGTAATTTTAAACCAACTGTAGCTAGGATGGTCTTAATTGGTTAATATTTTTTTCCATGATGATGAAGAAGTTTCAGACTGTTGTGGTGCATCATATGCTACACCAGGTTGGCCAGACAATGATCTATGTAGTGAGTGTAAAGAACATTCAGAACCGATACAATACCATTATGAAGAATTCTACGATATGAACCCAATTGATATTACAAGAAAACAGGACAAAGTTGGTAGGTGCGAACTTTGTAATAGGAATCCATGCACCTGTATAACAAACATAACTGGGAGAATAAACAATGCCAAAATTTAAAAAACACTTCACCGGGGTTATACGGTCAACCGCTGAATCCACCCAAATAGAGTGCCCTGAATGCGATTCAAAGAATGTCATTTTTGAGGAATACATACGACCCCGAACACCTGATGAGAGTGATCTTGGGATTAAATGTGAAGACTGTGGTTACAAGGAAGATCCCGAAGATTATGGTAACCGGTTCGAACCAACCGAACCAGAAGAGTGATCAATGAAGAGAGAGCATGGATGGATTAAGATCCATAGGGATCTGAAGGACCACTGGATATTTGCTAATGCAGAGTATCTAAAAGCCTGGATCCAGCTGCTTATGATGGCTAATCATAAGACCAAAAAATGGCTGGTCCAGGATCAAATGGTATTGATCAAACGGGGGGAATTAATCACTAGCCTGGCAGAGTTGGCCAAGCAATGGGGCTGGTCCCGGGGTAAGGTTAGGCGGTACATCAACATGCTGGAAAACGACACAATGGTGGTACGCAAATCGACACACTTATGGACACACCTAACTATCTGCAACTACGGGACTTACCAGGATCTGCGGCCAACCGACAGTACAACTGACGGACAGCAAACAGTACAACCAACGGACAGCAAACAGTACAACCAACGGACACAACTAAAGAATGTAAAGAAAGACAAGAATGTAAAGAATGTAAAGAATGTTAAGAATGGTGTGGTTGAAGCTGCCGCTCCAACATTGCTGTCCATCTTTGGGGAGTTTTATCTAGAGTATACTGGCGTAGAGTATCATGCATCGTTTGGGAAGGATGGGAAGATCCTCCAAGAATTGGAGAAACAGTATGGCTTTGATCCAGTAGCTGCTGGTATAGGGTTCTTCTTCCAGGAATATATTAAGAAAGATACATTTGCAAAAAAGAATCCTAATGTTGGTATGTTAAGAAATACCTGGAATGGAATGATTGCAATGGCCAGTGAAAGGAATAGAAATAAAAAGCAATACGATGACTGGGCCAATGAATAAACAGGACTTTACAAAGGTTATGCATTACTTAAACACTGCCTACAATAAAGAATTTAGTGATGGTACAATGAGAGTGTACTATGACCAGCTGGGGATCTATGAGTTATCTACTGTTACCAACGCTGTTAGGGAATGGGTGAGCAAGAGTGAATTCTTTCCTAAAGTAGCTGATATTACTAAACTGATAAAAGATAAGGTTGTTACTTTTGATCAGGTGATGAAGGATCTTAAAAAAGTGATCCAGGTAACCACTGGGGAGTCATGGAATAAATCGCAGATCCATTCTGTTAGCTACCAGATCCTAAATGAACTGGGGGGTAAAACTAGTGTGGGTAATTTATCGGATGTGATATTAGAAAAGAAAGTAAGATTTAAATATAAGTACGTTGTTAATGAACAGTTACTGGGGATAGGATCTAAAACTAAAAAGGTAGTAGGCATGAGATCCGGTCAAACAAAGTTACTTGGTGATCTGTTAAAAAAGGATGTGTGATTATGTGGCCAGGTGCTGGGGAAAGAATAAAACGGACCCGAACAGATATATTGTTTTCGGAATATGTTCGTCACCGGGATGATTGGACCTGTCAAAGATGCGGGAAGAAGTTTACCCAGGGTGTAGATTCCAGGGGCCTACACTGTGCTCATGTGTGGTTTGGAAGAGCCAACAAGTCCACCAGATGGGAACCGATAAATTGTGTATCTCTCTGTATTGGATGTCACAATCAGGTGGACCAGTCTCCAGCCGAGGCATGGGAACTTCTTATAAGCAAAATAACACCCCAGGAAATTCTGTGGCTGCAACAACAGAAGGATGAGAAACGCACTATCAAAATCTCCAAGGAGGTAGAGATGGAAGCTAGAGAGAGAGTGAAACAATTGTTACTTGATATCAAGAAAGAATAGACTTATTGACTATGAAAAATAGTAGAAATACAACCATACCAGGTGTAAGGGTTAAGTACACGGAGAAGAAAGATACAAGAAAACTTATTCTTGAGCGGCTGGATTCGGCTGAAGCCACGCTGGATCAGATAACCAAGAAGATTGATAAACTTAATGAAAAAATCAACACGAAATGATTACTTAATACGATCTGTATACCGGGATCTAATCAGAGAGCGGCATGCCCAGAAAAAAGATACTGGCAAATTACGGGATCGTTTGAATCAACTGGAAGAAGACAAATGGGGAAATACAGTAGAAGGTGTTCCGACAGTGCGAAGAGTGCCTATAAAACCTTCATAGATATCGCTATAAGCCTTGCATACGGCTTATCTCTAGTGTTACTACTAGTAGGTACGGCTATAGCTGTTCCGCTGCTTATGCTGGGATCTTATATGTTTGACAAGTTCCATGGCAGATGATTATGATCTGATTAAAATTATTGCTAGATCCCAATGTGATTATCCGGATGGGATAGGCGAAAAGCGTAGCCTATTAAATATACGGTCTGTTGTGGGACGTAAGTATTTGTGGAAGTGCAGCAGATCTGAATTAAATAAGATTATTAAAATGTCCAGGGATGAATATATATACTTAAAAAACAAAAAGGCCACAATTAAGTGACCTTCCTGTCTTGCGTGCTCTTCTGCGAGGTAGGTAAAAGACTTATAGAACCTCTATCACCTGGATTCTGGCTCTTCTAGTTCACGTTGAAGAGACCGAATGATTAATGGCCGACCCACATCATTAAGATACTGTCGTAGTATACTTCCTACCAGGTGTTGGTAACTCACCTTGAGTTCCTTGGCCACCTGGTGAAGTCGGTCATGTTCTGATCCGCTGATCTGTATCTTCACAAGTTTATATTCTGTTACTGGCTTGGCCATGGCTATTCAGTCTCCTTTTTATGCAGCCTGTATATCCAGGCAAATAAGGTAATGAGAATGATGTGAAACATCCTAATGCTTAATAGGGAATTCACACCATGATCTCCTAATGGCTGGTAATTTAGTATGTCAATAAGATTCATTTAATCCTCCTTGGTTTCGATTATGTGATCATCAAATTGATCCCTGAACTGCTGGACCTTCTGAACGTATAGCTTATCACCGTTCCGCTTACCTACACGAATGGATGTGCTAAACATTCTTCTCATAAGATCTATATCGTCCTGGCTCAATGTCCATGTCCCTGGTTCCTTGTTTTTGTCTGTTGTCATGTTTCTCCTTACTTGGCTAGGTAATTAATGAAAATCTTAAATGTATGTATTGCCCATTGATAATATACCCAGGCGAAATAAGACATTGCCAACGACTTGCCTACTTCTAGCCACCGGACATCTTCTATAATATCAAAGGCCTGGATTCCTTCGTCCAGGCCTTCAACTTCACTTCGTTTTTTGATTGCCATTACTTCAGCCGCTTAATGGCTTCGTATGCTTTAACCTGATCCACATGCTTGACATAGATCTTTTTGAGCATTGTGGTATCACTGTGACCCATGATCAGTGCAACTTCATCTAGACTTAATCCTGATTCTAGAAGGTTGGTAGCACAGGTATGTCTGACTGCTGCAATTACACTGTCGATCCCCTGGCCAGCAAGTGCTATCTTGAATCTCTTGTTGGATTTATCTCTGGCACTCTTGTTAGGATATATCCCAAAACAATCATCACCATAAGTTGAGATAGCCTTCTCAATATTGGGATGAACCGGGATCCTGGCCAGTCTGCCGTTCTTGGCTCTTTTACCGTTGATGTGTCTGCCGTTACCCTTGTTGTCAGCTTCGATGCTGGCGGGAGTTAAAGCACTTACATCTTTAGGGTTCAAAGCGGTGTACCGCAACCAGGTCCAGAAGATTTTATCTGAATCGTTAGCATCGTTGATTACTATATCAAATGCATCGTCAGGAATGTAATCCCATTCTACAACAGTTGCCGTACCAGGCTTCTGTGCATACTTAACAGGATTCTTCGTGACCAGGTCATTCGCAACTGCATAATTGAATAGCTGCGATACCGGCTTGAGGTAGTTGTTAATCGTGTTTGCTGCCTTGCCTAATCCTTCCCGGCTAACGATGAAATCATCAACATTCTCTGTTGTAACTGAACTTATGAGAGTATCACCACCAACGAATTCAATAAAGAATTTATGGCATACGATTTCTCTTTTGATCCAGTCAGCTGATTTCCGGCTGCTAACCTTGGAAAGCCATTTGTCCCGGCAATCACTATATGTTATTGTTGATGTGAGAGTATCACCATTTGTTTGATAACTGTCTGGTAGGTGATCGACCAGAACGAGTGCTAGTTTGGTCTTGTCAGATGGATCCAGTGTAGAAATGGAATCCACTAAACTAGCAAAATCAATACCACTGACTCGTTTGTCAACTTCATTACGCTCCCATTTGATAGCCTGTTCTAAAGCTAATTGCCTGGCTTTCCTAGGACCATAAACTGAAATCCGAATCTTGGTACTGACAGCGTTTTGAGATCCATCTGCTGTGCTGAAATTAGCCCAGTAAATGTCTCCCCTTTTATAAACACTAGCCATGATTTAGTCTCCTTATGTTGTTTAATTGATTCATAATCTACAATAAAGGTATACAAGTATAACTTTAAAAGCAAGGAAAAGTTTCATAAATGATTTTCTCCGTTTATGTTTGTGGAAGAGAATCCCTATATATTATAATGTAATGTGAATAAAGTAAAAATTAGTTTAATCAGCCACGCTGGCAATCCCCAGGAATCGGGATCATGCTGCCGGATCCTGGATCATGCTGCCGGATCCTGGATCATTGTCAATGAACATTAAGGACCACTAATTAAGGGGTCTTATTGTGGAAAGCAGTATCATTGGCTCATTAGGCGTATGTCCACCGGGGAGAACCCTATTGCAATTGGTATAATGTAGTTGGAACGTAGTAGTAGTATGAAGAAGAACGGCAAGATGAAGCGTAAGGGTGGCAACCCCAACTGGGTACCAGGTGTAAGCGGTAACCCTGGTGGTCGTAAGCCTAGTCACTTTGGCAAGTACTTGAGGGAGCACCCATCTGTGCCTCTAGTGATAGAGAAGATATTGGCTGCTGCACTAGATGATAATGATCCAAGACAGAAGGATGCCTGGAAGATAGTGGCCAACAAGATAGCACCTGATCTGAAGGCACAGGAGATAAAGACTGACGTGCAGAACCATATAGGGGTGATAATGATGCCTGGTAAGGTGCCTATAGATCTGATAGACCTTGAGGTGCTGCCAGGTGATGATGATGACCAGGCGAGGACCCCCCCCACCCCACTTCCCGTATATGATGGCCCGGGGGTAAGAGACAGCCAGTCAAATTACTCATCCCCAGCAGAAGTCGTCCAGGAAAAAGACCCCCCCCCACCTTCGGAAGTAGGAGTCCCGGATTAGGATTATGGTACCAGGATGAAATATATAATAGTAATTATATTAGTTGCTTTAATGGGGTGTTCTCATATGGAGGTATTGAATGATTCAGAATTAAAGAAAATAATAACCATACAGGATCCAGAGGGAGTATATCATAGATATAATCCAGCAGAATTTTATCCAATTCCCTGGGGTTATGGTGCCGTACTAATAGAGGCCTACTGTTATTCACACAAGGAATTTGAAGTATCAATAATACATAAAAGCGGAAGGATAGAAAGCAAATGAGTAAACCACTAGGTGATTTTGTCGCAACTATTATTTCGAGTTTTACTAACCTACCAGAATGTCCTGGATGTAAAAAGCGAAAAGAATGGTTAAACGAACACTTTCCAGATATTAGTTTATTGGATTGGAGTGAAAAGTTAGAAAAATCTTTTAGGGACAAATTTTTCCCAGGCTGGGGAGATGGTCGCTATGAAAAGGAAGCAAAAGAAGCCCTTAAAACAAAAGGTGTTGCGGGTAAGAAAAAGAAGTAAATGGAACTCAACAAAATTTTTGCATTGATTGAACAATATGGTTTACCGTTAATTTTATTACTCGGAGCCATTTATGCACTATACAGATTTTTGGTGTTTAGTTTGTATGAGGTAAAGAATGAATTTGGTAAAAGACACGAAGACAATGCTAGGGCAATGGCTGAATTGAAGGAGTCTATGGCAGAAATTAAATCAGACATTAAACTACTAGTAGAGTTTTTTAAGAGTAAACGGTAATGGAAGAGCGAGTCATATGGCAGCCCCATCCGGGTCCCCAGACTAAAGTATTAACCCGTAAGGAATCAGAGATTTTATTTGGTGGATCCAGGGGTGGAGGAAAGACTGAAGCAATGACAGTCTGGATGGTAGAGCCGGATTATATAAAGAGTCCTAGATACAGGGGTTTAGTAATCAGGCGTAATTACGATGATCTGAAGGACTGGATAGATCGTGCCAAGCATATGTACCGTTATATGGGAGTAAAGGTAACCGGAAATCCAGCCCAGTTTGAATTTCCATCTGGAGCCAAGATCTGGACCGGTCACTTGAGTAATGAAGATGCCTGGACAAAGTATCTTGGCCAGGAGTACCAGAAAATTGCAATTGAAGAGTTAACTCTAATCCCTAATGAGTTAGATTATTTAAGATTAATCTCATCAGCAAGAAGTACAATTCCAGGGATCTCGTCCCAGGTATTTGCGACAACAAACCCCGGGGGTCCTGGCCATGGTTGGGTGAAGGCCAGGTTTGTAGATAGTGCCAAGAACAAAACACACTTTGACAAGAAAAGCAGAAAATCACGGATTTTTATACCCAGTAAGGTAACAGATAACCCTACTATTATGCGTGAAGATCCGGAGTATATTGAGAGTTTGAAGGCATTACCGGATGAATTAAGGCGTGCCTGGTTAGATGGAGATTGGGATGTATTCTCTGGACAGTTCTTTCAAAAGTGGCGGCATGACATTCATGTAGTAGAGCCTTTCGACATACCATATGAGTGGTACCGGTATAGATCTATTGACTATGGTTTTGCAGCACCATTTGCCTGTGGTTGGTGGGCTGTAGACTTTTTCGGGAATGTTTACTTATATCGTGAGCATTACGAAGCTGGCCAAGAGTTAAGTCACCACATAGATAGGATATTAGAATTAAGTGGTCAAGAAGAATATATGATGTCAGTAGGAGATCCTAGTATGTGGATCCGTAATCCACAGAACACAAATAGGAGCGATGTAGTAGCACCAAGTAATATGAGCATTGCTGATATTTTAAATCGTGCTGGAGTCAATCTATTTAAAGCTAATAATGAAAGAGTTAATGGTTGGAACCTATGCCGTCAGTACCTAGATCACTATGCAGAGCAGCCGCCAAAGTTAAAAGTATTTTCAACATGTCCAAATTTTATAAGAACAATCCCAACCCTAGTCCACGATGAGAAAAGGCCGGAGGATCTAAACACAAAGGGTGAGGACCACCATGCTGATCAAATGAGGTATTTTTTACATTATGTAGGATCTCCAACCAAGGTAGTACAGAAGCCATGGTTGCAGAAAGAATTAGATAAATTATTATCAGAAGACACAGATTATCAAGGGATCAGAGCATGATCATCAGACCTTTAAATCTGCAATGGTTTAATCCAGAGACTGGAGAATGGGAAGAGAAAGATATCCCAGAAGTAAATGAAGTGATCATGGAAATAGATCGTATAGAATCAATAGGTGCTATATCATATGATTATAGACAGGCACTTATTACTATCGTTAATCAGGTAACACAACAAAGTTTAACTGGAATTGAGATAGAGGCAAACTAATGGCAAAGAAAAAAACTGAAGCGGCTTATAAACCAACCCGTAAACACGAAAAAATAATCAAGAAAAATGAAGCTATGTTTGATATGTGTTTTCGAGCCAGGGAAAATACAACCACTGTTTGGCGGGAAGCTGAACGGTTATATATGGGTGATCACTGGACCAACATGAATATGCCAGCATTTAAGAACCAGGTTACGCTAGATCTTATTGCTAGTGCTATAGATACAATGATCCCAATTCTTTCTAACCGTCCACCCCGAATTGATATAATTGCTGTAGGTGGAGATGACATATCTACAAAAGCAGCAGAGATATTACAAAAGCAAATGGATGAGTTATGGGTAATTAGGGATATGCAAAATTTAATCCCGGATTGGTTATTAGATTATCTGGTATATGGCAATGGAATCTTAAAGGTCCATTTCCAGGACGATGATTTGCCAGATGCTGATGTTGTAGATCCTTATGCTTTCTTTGTGAATCCATCGGCAACGAAGTTGGAGAATGCAGAGTATGTTATTTATGCAGCACCAACCCCATTATGGGAGATCCGGGAAAAGTACGAGAATGGTAAATATGTAAAGTCAGAATCAAAACTTGATAAGTACGAAGCATTAAAGATTAATGATGCTCAAGTTGGTGGGGATGATGTGGTCCAGGTCACTGATACCACCGGTTCAGAAACAAACTATTATGAAAACTCTTCCAGGGCCATGGAGGATCTAGAAGAGAGAGCACTATTAATTGAGGTCTATGCCAGGGATTACACAAAGGAATATATTGAGGCTGATGATCCTTCAGACGAATCACGGGAGATAGATAAATATCCTGGCATGATTCGGCAGACAGCTATTGCCAATGGTGTTTTATTATATGATGGTCCAACCAGATATCCGTTCTTAACTAAAGAAAACCATTTGGCTCATCCATTCCCATTCATTGTATTAAAGAATGGTGGATCTGCTCATAGTTTTTGGGGTAAGCCGGAACCAAAGAGATTAAAGTCTCTAAACCTATCTTTAGATCGTTTAGCCAGTCAAATGATGGACAATACCCACTTAATGGCCAATCCAATGTGGGTAGCTGATGAGACTACAGATGTAGTAGATCAAATAAACAATAAACCTGGTAGCGTAATCCGGAAACGTGGCCCTGGTGCAGTGAACATGCTGCAACCAGCTGGAATGCCAAATTATGTATTTAATTTTTATTCATTGCTAGGTGAGATGTTTGAAACTATTAGTGGGGTTAACAAGGCAACCCAGGGTAAAGCTGATGCTAATGTAACAAGTGGTGTTCAGGCACAGATCTATCGCCAGGCTTCCACTACCAAGATTGATTTCAAGGCAAGGTCTGTGGACCAGGCAATTCAAACTCTTGGCAGTATGTGGGTAGCTATGATTGTAAATCTTGGAACAGAAGAACATCTAACAAGTGTTGAAACAGATCAGGGAATGCAGGACCGGAAATATATAGGTGCTATGCTCCAAGGGATGAACTTTGAAGTTAGAGCCAGATCCGGTTCTATGTTGCCGGAGAATAGAGAGTGGATTGAACAGAAGATCATGCAGCTTATGCAACTAGGTCTTGTTACGGATCCGCTATATATCCTGGAGAACATAGAACTACCAGGAAAAGAAAGACTTATAAGATCCTTAATGGAAGCACAGAAAGCACAATCTGGTAATGCAGAACCCATGGCTCCCGAAGAAATGGCAAATCTGGGAACCAATGAGGATGATATTATGAAAAAGTTTGAGCAAGATCCTACACTAATAGATAGACTCCCTGAAAATATGAGATCAAGAACATAATAAAAAGAAAATGATCAGATATATTTGGATAGTATATAAATATGATGGATTTTATTTACCAAATGAACAATGAAAAATTAACTTTTGTTGGAGGAAAACAGCATGAGTGAAAATATTGAAGGCGGGATCTATGGTGCTGAAGTTGAAGCAGATGTTGCAGCTTCGCTTGTGGTCGGAGAAGTAGAAGTAGCAGCAGAGCCTACAGAAGCCCCTAGTGAACCCAACGGTGAGGAAGCCACCGTAGAAGGCCAGACTCAAGAGATTGAGCAACCGGTTGAATCTGAAATTGAAACCCCACCAGTAGATACTAGCGTAGAAGTGGATGGAAAAAGTTATTCGCTTGATGATATCAAACTAGCAATAGATGATTCTCGGAACAGAAGCGATTGGCAGAAATCCAATACCAAAAAGGCACAACAACTTTCTGATGATCGGAAGGCTTTGACTGTAACCCAGAAAAAGTTTGATGATCTAAAGAAAGATGAAGACCTTATGGAGACTCTCAAGGATTACCTTGGTGAGGACCACGCTCTATTCCAGGAAACTGATGAGCCTAATGAAAATGCTCAAACACAACAGGACACAAAGGATCCAACAGATAGTCGGATCCAGGAGTTGGAAGATAAGATAGAGATGCAAGAAGCCCAACAAGCGGTAGAACGAGACATCCAGGTATTAATCAAGAACCATCCAGAACTTGATGGTAAAGATAATGCTGTTAGAGAAGTTTTGAATACTGCGATCAATAAAGGGATGAGCAATCTTGAAGATGCATTCGTGCTCACTTATCATAAGGCTACTGTAGATAGTTCATTCTCAAAGGCGGTTAAGACGTTAAAGAAAGCCGATGCCAGCAAGTCAATTCCCGAAGCATCCGTTAAACACAAAGGTTCTAAATCTTTGTCTAATGTGAAGCCGGAAAATTTTGACGAAGCAAGAGCACAGGCTTTAAAATACGACCTATATGAGTAAACTTAAACAAAGGAGTTAACAATGGCTTTAAATTATGACAATTTAAGTGCGTTAACGAAGGATAAGTATATTCCCCTTTTGGTCGATAATATTTTCGATTCCAATATTCTTACGCATCGCATGTTAAGAAAGTCGAAAGCAGCCGCCTCCGGAAACAAGGTGTTACAACCTCTTGAATATGGTAAGGCAGAAGCTAAAGGCTTTTTCAGTGGATACGATATCCTGGACACTAGTCCTACGGAAGTATTCACGGATGCGGAGTATCAATGGAAACAGGCTTATGCCACAATTAGTATTTCCGGTAAAGAGGAAATGCTCAATGATGGCCCGGAGCGTGTAGTCGATTTATTGGAGGCCAAGGTCAAAAACGCAGAGAAATCTCTAAAGGATCTATTCGGTAGCACCCTGTACGGTTCAACTGATGATTCCGGTGATGAGTTCATCGGGTTACAACATATCATCGCAGAAGACCGTTCACTTGGTGGAATTGATTCAAACACATACACTTGGTGGGATGCACAATCTGCTGCTAGTGGATCTGCTTCATATGCGAATATGGTAGATTCTACTCACGGTGATTTCATCCAAAGACAACTTCGTGAAATGTATGGTGGCTGTACGGTTGATAATGACAAGCCGTCCATCATCGTTACAACGCAAGTAGTCTTTGATGCCTACGAAGAATCCCTAACTGCTCAAAAGCGGTTTGGTGCTTCATCGAAGTCATTGGCCGATGCTGGTTTCACGAACTTACTTTATCGTGGTACCCCTGTGGTTGTGGATGATCATTGTCCGGATGGTTTGATGTTCTTCCTTAATGAGAAATATCTGGGTTTCCGTCATCATCGTAAACGAAATTTCGCTTTTGAGAAATTCGTTAAACCGGTCAATCAGGATGCAGCCGTAGCCAAAATTATGTGGCTCGGTGCCCTGACTTGTTCCAACGCTTCTAGACAGGGTGTTATTACAGGCCTGTCTACTAACTATACCTAGGAGGTATTATTATGGCTACTGTTCAAACTGCAGCAGATAAGAAGAAAGTTGGGATGCTCGGTGAGCGTGATGCGGGGGGTTTTGTGTATACATCGATTGGATCTATCGACTTCTATACAGGAGAAGGTGAACCCGATCATGAAGCACGACCTGGCTCAATCTATATTGATGTGGCAGATTCGGGGATTGCGTATATCTATGCGTATGATCCTAACTCTACTGCATGGGATTGGGTAGTGATTGGATCCCAATCATAAACTGACCTTCAAACAATCTTATTAACTAACGTTGGGTTGGCCTGGTCTGTGAGCCGGGTCGGCCCAACAATTAAAAAAAGGAGTCAGAAATGACAGGTAACGAAATGTTATCAACCCTAGGTTTGCGATTAGAAGATCCTTCAGAATCTTCATTCACGCAAGCTGCAAAGCTAGATGCTTTGAATATTGCACAAAAAAGTGTAGTGAACTTAATTCACAATGCATACTTGGGCGAATTACAAGTGATCGATGAAACTGTTGCGATGACGGCCAACGCTGTCGATATTTCTGTCGGTGGTGATTTATCAGAAGAAGTAATGCGTAATGGAATCATTGCGGTCTATGATTCAAGTGATTCTGTATGGTGTACAATGATAGATCCAGGCGATCAGAAACGATTGGAAAATTCTTACCTTGCGGGTAGCACGACTAATCCGGTTGCGTATGTTTTTTCCGATACACTATTTGTTGATGGCCCTGGTCCTACAGATAATGTTGATGTGTGGTTCTTACGGTCCCCAGCAGATATTGAAGCTGATGGTAATGAATGTTCATTAAATGTTGCACTGCATGAATCTGTTGTAGATATGGCTGAATCTCAGCTGTGGAAGATGGATGCAAAAAATGATCGTGCAACAGCGGCATACGCAAATGGCAAGGGACAAATTGATTCACTAAACGCAAGATATCCAACAGAAGCCCCAACAGGTATAGGTACTAAAGGAAGGGGTTAACCCGTGGTCTGGGAATCCCTTATCGATAGGACATTAACGTCCTTTGATGCTGGAACGCCTAGAGTTAAAGTCAGAAAGTACCTGGAAGAAGCCGAGGTAGATTTTGCTTTAGGAACAAAATGCTACGTTAAGGACTGGTCCTACATGCACAAGGCTGGCAGCATTTCTATTCCGCTGCCAAATGATTTTGTAGAAGTCGTTGGCCAAGTTGAATACGATACTGCTATATTAGATTATCGCAGAGATTTTAAAGTAAGTTCTCGCTTCAAAAAGAACAATCAGTTAAAAACCGGTACACCCCAAACTTATTATGTTAGGGGTGACAAAATGTTTATATATCCGGTTTCTGGTACTGGTCTTGTTACTTTCTCCTATGCTGCTATGCCAACACATCTAGATCCTAATCTAGCGGATCCAGGATATGTATGGCTCCGGTTCAAGGATCTAACCTATGAACAGTTTTATAGTGGCGATTCTATTGAGGGTCTTACCTCTGGTGCTACAGCGGAAGTGGTTGATGTAGTTAATGTTTACCAGGACCATGGATATTTGGTCTTAAAAAATTGGAACGAGACAGATTTCCAAGATGGTGAGCAAATATACAAAGCAAGTGAAGAGGAAGAGATGTGGAGCAACATATACACTTCCTGGGAAGACTTGCTAGATGACTGGGCATCATTAGGTCTTGGTGGTGTTGCAAATGCCAGGGGTATTGAATATGATTATTCTGATCCTGGTGTTAGTCCAGTAATACCAGATGTGTATCATGGAGATCTAATTCATTACGCAAGATCAGCACTATACGCAGATCAGGCCGATGATCAAAGATCCCTACAGTCAAAAACAATATACGAAACCAATAAACAAGAAGCTGATATTCAGTTACCGATGAAAGGCTATAGTGGGCCAAACCAGATAATTGATACAATGTTTAGGTAAATAATGGCAATAATAGAGATACCAGTATTTGATGGAGGATTAGTAACATACGCAGATCCTGAAGATCTCCCTAATACCGCTGCGACTACAAGTGTCAATTTTGAGACTGATGTCCCAGGAAAGTTAGTCAAACGTCAGGGTCGTGGTGCAGCAGTTACTTTAACGGGAAATCATGTTGGCCAAATATTAAAATGGACCCATGAAGATCTAGCAGATCCAGTATGGATCTATTTTGAACCTCAAACAAAAAAGTTAAGGAAATGTGCCGCCAATTTTACTAGTGCTACAAATGTGGCATCGCTTGCTTCAGCAGTAACAGACGTTGAATTTAGTAACTATGGCCGTAAGTTAAGATTTGCTAACGGATTAGATGAGAAGTCTGGAATATATCAGCATATAGATCGAGAGTTTTTCTTTGGGGAACATACATGGGATGCCTTGTATTATGATAATGGAATGATGGAATTACCAGCAACTTGGGATCTCCTTGCGGTTGAAGAAATTGAAGGTGGGATGAAACAGTCTGGCTACTACAATTACAAATTTGTTCCAGTCTTTGATGGTAACCAGGAATCACCACTCCCAGAAGGAGCGGGTTTAACCCATGAATCGACAGAGGATGATCTAACTTTAAAAGTTGGAATACAATTAAGTACGCAAGCGAATGATTTCAATCCTAGGATTACTTCCATAAAGGTATATAGATCTTATTCCGATACAGCCACTGGGAATCTTGATGCAGTATATTATCATATTCATACAATCCCGTTAAATACTAAAGCAGATAGTGATGATATCCTGGGATCGTCAACAGTAACACCAATGGATAATTGGTTTTATAGTGACGATTTACCAGCAACAACCGCTCAATGGGGTGGCTATGCAAATTCTGAAGGGTATAGGCACTGGATTATGAGAGATTCTTATCCCGGGACCAGTTACGAAGTTGATACATATTCTGTAGCTAATTATCCTGGGCCTGGGCTGTTAAAAATGAAGGATCCTTTCCCAGCCGATAAAAACAGACTTAATGGTAGGTGGAGTTTTTATCAAACCTACGATGATGGTTATTCATCATCAGTATATACATTACTTGCTGAAGGTGACTATGGAGGGTATTATGGAAAGAATTTAATATTTAATAATTCCTGGGATTGGCGAACTGGTGAAGCGGATGGTTGGGTTATTTATTCAGATGCAGAATCCTTGGATGCTATAGCAACCGGTAGTTCTGAAAAGTTTATTCAGCTTTCTGATGATTTAACTCAAACAGGAGATTTTGATGTAGATATATCAGATGGATATCGTTATGCAATCGCTGGAGATGATGTAACTCTGTGGTTTTATGATTATGCAAATACAGATAGATCATTGCATCCATTAGGTACAAAGACAAAAACAACAGTTAATTATAAGTATTCAGTATATGCATCAGGTAGAAATTTTGTGGGGAATGTACGTTTGGATCCAGATGGTGAAGCAGAGGATCATGCAGATTGGATAATCTATTCAGAGTTAGGGCAGCCTGATGTGTTGCCAATTGTCAACTATATTCAGATCAAAGATACTCAAGGTGGCCAGATCACTGGTCTAACAAAACATATGGGAGAACTGGCGGTGTTTATGTCCCGTGGTGTGTATCGTTTATCAGTATCTTCTGACCCAAGACATTTTGCTTTGATTGAATCCGATGAAAATATTGGCTGCATTGCTCCAAACTCTATTATTACTGTAGCTGGCCAGACCTTTTTTGCGGGCCTGGACAATGCTTATGTGATAGATTCAAGTTTTAATATTCAACCAATTACTGAACCTATAAAAGATATTTACCAGGGATCTTCAAATTTAGAAGAATCAAGATTTTTTTACGATCCAAAGAAGGCTAGAATTCTTTGTCGATTTGGATCAAACACTCAAAACATTTATAGCTTTGATATGATCAAGGCTAGAGAAGGTCAGGCAATATGGAGCCTGATGGATCTTGGTGCTAACACCGGTGCAGACATTTTTGCAATAGATGAAAACCTAAATGTTTTTTCAATAACTAATGAGGTATAATAATCATGGGAAAATTAAATGACTCGGTAGGACCTAAAGGTACTGTGCGTTGGGAAATCCGAAGAAGTGGCGGGGACTGTACAGAAGGAAGAGGCCCCGCACCTAACGCAATCAACGATGAATTAAAAAATAAACTTGCAGCAACATTGACCACTGCTACTAGCAGATTTGGTGTAGCTGAAAACATGTTTGGAGATGACGGTATGCTAGAAGCAACCAATGGCAAGTCGGGAATCGCTTTGGTTGACGATGGAAATGGACCGGAAGGCTATTATGAGATGGATTGCAACCTATCTTCCACAGGTGCTCAAGATTTTGAAGTTTCGGGTGTGGTACGATGTGAGACAGATGGAATAACCATAACTGATGCATTGCTGGGACACTCTTGGGCCGCAACAAATTTCTCTGTTGATTTCAGTAGTTATGAATTTACACCAGATGTGGACTTGGATGACGGGGACCAATTAAATGTTACTTGGGAAATCTCAATAGATGATTCATAAAAATAGGAGAAAATAAATGATACATGCACCTAATATAAATACATTGTGGACAAATAAAAGATTAAAAGTCCATGGTGATGTTGATATAAAAGTATACGACCCAGAAGATCTGATACGTATGGAACCAAAGGTCGATATTTTAGATACAAATATTGTAAAAGACGATTTGTTAGAAAAGCTGAATGACGAAATGCATACAACTTCGTCTGCAAATACAGCACACCAGTTACACACAGGTACTAACTGGCATCCAGCAAGTGATATGTGCTTATCCCCAGACCTGTGTCAGAACTACACTAATACATCAAATCGAGAGGGTGAGAATGGCATTAGTGTTGCGGTCACTGGTTACACTGGCCGGATTCAAGATGATGTTTACGGTGGTTGCAGCCAATGCCATGGCTTTTGTTTGTATGACAACACAAGTACCTCCACCACCAATAATGCAAGTACCTGGGCTGCTGAAGCAACTTGGCTGTCCGGATACGATCCTAACACCACTACGGTAGAAAGAATGTATATGGGTAAAGATTTTGATTCCCAAATTGGTGGCAACTTCACCAATGTGTTTTCTACATCCTTTGATGGTCCGTATAATTTCAAGTATGCATATTATGATAACACCAACTTCACTATTCAGACTTTAGATATTCTTCGGGTAACTTGGACAATTACAGTAGGGTAATTTTAAATGCCATTCTGCCAAATAACCTCCATCACCAATCCAACCTCTAGTTCTGTATTTGATCCTGGGGATGGCTTTACGGTTTCATGGTCATATAATGATCTTACAATTTGTGTCCCTTGGAGGATCACCTATATAAAGCTGTACGAAAATGGATCATACCATAGTACTTTATGGACAGGATCCCATTTTGTAGCTGGTCCGTATGGAATATATATTACACTACCATCTTCAGGTTTAACCTTTGGAGATGTGTATACTTTAGAACTCAAAATAGAACATAACTCATTTCCCGCATTATTTGACATATATACATCTGGTGTGTTTGAGATTGAAGGCAGCCCACCTACCACTGTTGATGTTAATGAAGCAGTTGCTGTTGATGAAAGTCATAGTAAACAAGAACAGACCTGGAAAATTGTAAAAAACGTATCGGATGAAATTGAATTGGATGAAGATGAAAGTAAGGTTGAAAGTGCGTGGAAGATAAATAGAGTCTTGTATGATCAGACTGACTTTGATGAAGATTTCTGGTCTAATCAACTATACACCATATCAATATCCGATGAAATTGAATTGGATGGAGATGAAAGTAAGGTTAAAAGTGAGTGGAAGATAAATAGATCTGTTTCTGATTCTACTCTTCTCTCTGAATCCATTATTGATATAGAAACTGAAGGCAGAGAAAATGAAGATATAGGTCTTCTTACTGAAAAACAGGCGAAGGAAAAAAGAATATGGAGACATGTATATAATGTATCCGATACCATTGATGTTGATGAAGATGAAAGTAAGGTTAAAAGTACTTTTAAGACATGGGTATCTGTTTCTGATTCTACATGGTTTTCAACTGAAAACATTATATCCTATTTTTTCAAAGAAAACCAGCCAGGTGATTCTTCAAATATTGAAGAAGATTTTGATTACGAAGAACGAATCTGGAGAAAAGTAGTAAATTATTTCGATGATGCTGGGCTTAATGAGGATGTTGATGTAGATAAAAGAACCTGGAAATATTTGGTTGACCCTGAATTCGGATTCGGTGGTTCTATAGCTTTGCTTAAAGAGGATGTTGATGTAGATACAAGAGAATGGAAACATCTAAAATATTCTTTAGATTGGATCAAGTTAACTGGCGATACGGTTAATTATGAAAAAAGAAAATTCATACACCGTTGGTTTCCGGATGATAATTTAACAGTTTATGGTGCAGAGCAGAACGTTTCATGGGAAAAACGAACACAACAAGAAACATATGAGACAGGTTATTTTGAAGAAGATTTTGATTACGAAAAAAGAGCATGGAAACATACTGAAGATGTAGATGAGACTATAGATATAGGTGTTTCCACATTTAATTGGAGTGAAAGAGAATGGAAAACCCATGAGACTGTAGATGAGACTATAGATATAGGTGTTTCCACATTTAATTGGAATGTCCATGAATGGCAAATTTTTGAGACTGTAGATGATGCCACTTTCTTTGCTGAAGTATTTGCAAGTGAAGTAAGAACATTTATACATGTTATCACCCCGCAAGATGATATAGCCGTTTCCCCGGCAACAACATATGAAAAAAGGACCCCCATTATTTATGGCGATTTATCCCTTTTTGAAGAAGGTTTTGATTACGAAGAAAGGACCTGGAAACATTTAAAATATAGTCCAGAAGTAATTGCATTTGATGAAGAGTTTGGTTATG